AACGATTTGGACGTACAGGTCGGGGACGACCAGCGCGGTGGTGTTGATCTGGCCCTGCTGGGTCACTGGCATGTCGGACTCCTAGAAATGCGAAGGGGCGCCCGAAGGCGCCCCGCTGGGGTGCTGTGCTGCGGCCTGGTCAGCCGGCGGCGGGCGGAGGCGCAGCCGGGGCATCCGAGGCGGCGGCAGGCGGGGCAGCAGCCGCGGTGATCTCGGTCACCGTCCAGTCGATGGCCACGATCGGGTCGGCGGGCGCCGGCGCAGGAGCGGGAGCCGGGGCCGGCGCGGGGGCCGCAGCCTCGAACTCGAAGCTGTCCGTCTTGGTGAAGCCGCCGACGGTGACGGCGACGCTCACGGTGCCGGCGGCGCCGTTGCCCACCAGGGTCGCCGACAGGCCATCGGCCGACGGCGTCAGCGTGGCGACGGAGGCGTCACCGCTGAACGACCAGGACGGCGTGCCCTCCGGGGGCGCGACGTGCGCGCCGCTGGCGGTGACAGCGAATAGCGCCAGGACGACGCCGAGTTGAGAGAGCTTGGACATGTGGAAATCTCCGATGAAGGTGCAGCCGTCGGAGGTCGTGACGGCGAAACGAAGCAGGACGGCCCTGCGAAACCTGCGACGGTGCCAGCGGGCCAGGGACTCGAGCGGGCACATGGGGCGCGCTCAGCTCTTGGCGGCCGGCGCGGGCACAGCGTGGAACTCCGGCGCGGCGGCGACCGGCACGACGTTCGACGCGTTGTGGCCGGCGCGGATCTCGGCGACGGTTTCGGCGTCCGTGATCTGGTCGCCGCGCTTGTAGCCGCCGAAGTCGTTGGTGACGATGAGCTTGATGGACATGAAGGCCTCAGAAGTAGCTGGTGGAGACAGGCACGTACGGCAGGACGCCGGACACGGCCGCGGAATCGTTGATCTGGCCCGCGGTGATCTGCGTCTCGGTCTCGGTCTGGGTCGTCGCGTAGTCGACCATGTAGAGCAGGTCGCGGCGATAGAGCCGATCCTTCTGCAGCGAGTCAGAGACGATGCTCGACTTGTAGGTCAGCCGGCCGCCGGTGCCGTCAGGCAGCTGCAGGAAGGTCGTGACCGCGAGCGCGGCGTCGATCGCCTTCGCCAGCGCGTTGCGGTGCGCCGGCGAGTCGGCCCAGATCCCGATCTGGATGACGCGCTCCTGGCTGCGAACCGATCGCACCGAGGTGCCGGTCACGCCCACGCGGGCCCACTCGACCAGGCCGAGCGCCGGCAGCGTGATGACCGCGCCCGCGGCGACAGTGCCCGGGACACCAACGGCGATCAGCGCGGCCAGCGCCGTCGCAGCGGTGGCCAGCGTGTCGCCGGGCAGCACTGCGTAGGTGTACGGCAGGTTGTTCGCGAACACCGCCAGATTCGTCGGGTTGCTGGCGTTCGGGATCGTGCCGGCGACTGTGATCGTCTGGCCCGAGATCGTGAGCGTCAGCGTCGGCGTGTTGATCGTCGCTTGCTGCCAGGTCGGAGAGTAGCGAGTCGTGTTGCGCTCGTCGATGCGCGGGTAGATGGAGACGTGGCACTTGCCGACGGCGAGATCCGCATCGAGCTGCTGCGGGTTCGGCCAGCCCTCGTAGATCACGGTGTCCGTTGCCGCCACCGATGGCTGGCCGGTACCGCTCGGGTAGACGACGCCCGCAATGAGGGTCACGAGCGCGGCGGTGACGTCGCTCAGGTCGGCCATTACGAGTGCACCTCGTTCGCGTTGATGCGCCACCCCATGTCGGTAAGCTCGGCGCTGTCGATCGCATACCGGCGGCCGAGGTCGTCGGTCACGATGTCGGCGGCCTGGATGACCACTGGCGCGCTGGGAGGCAGCATCATCTTCCAGCCGGCGTTCTTCACGCCTGCTGGCAGGCCTGCCGCTGGGTCTTTGCGACCACCTTGAAGGATGGACGCGGGCCACAGCGCGCCAGGCGCGCCGAGGATGTCGGTTTCGGTCGTTGGCAGCTTGCCGCTATAGGGCACAGCGCCGACCGCACCGACCGAGTTTTCTCGCGTGATGCGGATGCTGCGATTGCAGTCGACGCAGATGATCGGGAGCAGCTGCTGCTGCGCCGCGACGAACCAGGTCGCGCCATCGACCACTCGCTTCAGGTAGTCGCCCGGCTGGGTCACTCGGCCATCGAGGTCGGCGTACCAGAGCGGATCGCCCGGCAGGTTCGGCACCTTGTAGGCCGAGTCGCCGGCATTGAATGCCGCCAGGATCGTGCCGATGAGGTTGCCCAGCGGCGCGCCAGCGGCGAGCGGGCGGTACTGGCTGCAGGCCAGGCCGATGCGGAGTGCAGCCTTTGCGCGGCCCGCGTAGATCCGCTGTTGAATCGTTGCGCCATCCATGGCTCAGACCACCAGCGAGACGCTGCCGCCACCGCCGCCATAGGCCGGCCCTGGGGGCACGCCGAGAAATTCGCACAGCTTCATGCGCCAGTTCGTGAACAGCGCCTCGCGATCGGCCAGTTCGCGCTTGTTGTGCACCCACACGGCCGCCTGATCGGTGTCGAGGTTGGCGGACGTGCCCGGGATCGCGGTTTCGAGCGTGGCGAGGTTGGGCAGGTACGTCGTGGTGATGACGCCCTCCTCCTCGGCGAGAAGGTTCGAGAGCCGGTACTCGAGCGTGCCGTAAGTCTGGAAGAAGCGGTAGGACTGGAACGCCGACGGCGTGCCGCCATAGACCGGGTACCAGCAGTACCGGCGGATGTCCACTCGTTGCTGCGTGGTGAAGGTCATGACGAACCTCAGTCGTAGGAGGCGGCGACGGTCTGACCCGTGCCGGGAATGATCAGGACACCCTTCAGGCAGGGCATGTCGATCAGGTAGCTGCCGACGGCGTTCGGGATCACGCCCACCTGGTTGGCAGCGATGCCACCGGTCACCACGTTGCTGTCGAAGACGCCCCCAGCTGCGGAGCCTGCCACGATGACGTTCACGCGAACCGCACGGCACTGGCCGAGCGAGAAGTCGGGCGGTACCGTGGTCACCACCGTTGCGGCGGTGATGTTCAACGCAGAGCCCTTGCCCTGACGGATGTAGGTTGCGTCACTCATGGGTCACCACCATGTACTTCGCGCCCAGCTCGAGCAGGCGCTTGATGTCGTGCGGGTTCGTGACGACCTGATCCTCGTGGAACATGCGCAGCACGCCGTTGTCCGTCCAGCCGATCGTCTCCTCGATGAGGATCCGGCCCGGCTGCGGCTTTTCTTTCGTGTCGGTGCGTGCCATGTCAGACCACCGGGGCACCGGTCGCGGCGAGCGCGGCCAGCAAAGCGGTGTCGCAGACGAGCGGGACGCCCTTGAAACCGTTGAGGTGCAGGCCGCCGTAGTTCAGCGTGAAATTCTTCGTCGGCGTCTTGATCTTGCCGGCGCCGAAGATCGTCGTGACCTGGGCCGCTGATGCTTCCGATTGGATGCCGTTGGTGTTCACCAGCGAGGTGGTGTTCGGCGTACCGGTGTAGTCGGCCATGTTGACCTCACGGTTGCGAGTAGGACGCGCCGGCCGCAGCCAGCGCAGCCAGGAGGCCGGGTTCGACGTCCTGGGTCATGCCCTGGGAGAACTGCACGATGCAGCCGTTCCAGGGGAAATTGAAGTTGGCGGTCGGGGTCACCGTGCTGCCTGGGAACAAGGCCTGCACCTGGGCATTGGTGTCCGTGTCGATCACGCCGTTGGCTTCGACTTCGTCGAGAGGCATTCAGATCTCCAGAGGGAAAGGAGCAGGGGCCGAAGCCCCTGCGATGTCTGCTGCTTAGCCGGCGTGCTCGAACACGACCGCGCGCTTCAGGTACGAAGCGGAGGCGGTCGGCACGATCGTCGGGTTCACCGTGAAGTCGGTCGGCGCGACGAAGCCGCCGATCCAGTACCACGACTGCGCGATGATCTGCTGCAGGCGGTCAAGCGGCTCGCGAGTGACGTGGACGATGTCGTCGACGATGTCGATCTCGGCGTTGTCGCCGGCCAGGTCTTCGGCGGCCATGCCTTCGAAGTCGCCTTCGACAAGCGCTTCGTCACCGACCAGGATCGGGCGGCGAACGGTGACGCCGCTGAGCGTCTGCACGTAGGACTCCGTCGTCGGGATCACGCGCACGTCGACCAGCTCGACGACGCGGCCCATGCGGAATTCCTTGGCCGCCGCGGTGGCGCCTTGGAACAGCTGCTTGAAGTCGGGATCGGCGAAGAACTGGCGGGCCGAGACCGGATCCAGGTACAGGTTGTACATGCCGTTCTTGGTCGGCACGCCGTTGCGACGCAGGTAGGCGACGCCGTCCAGCACGTTGCCCATGGTGAGCAGGTCGGTGCCCACGATGGCGCTCGTGTTGCTGCGGCCGTTGGGGCGCAGCATGAACGGGCCCACACCGGTACCGGCGTTGTACGCGGTGACCGCGTTCAGCGCGGTGCCGTCGGCGACCGTCACATTGCCTGCGAACGTCAGCGTGCCCGAGATGCCGCCGGCGGCGATCGCGGTCGAGATGTTCGAGCCGTCCGCAACGGAGCCGGTGAGCGAGTAGGTGTTCGAGCCCACCGTCACGGTCATCGGGTTGCCGGACGAGACGGCGGTCGGGACGCCGTTGACGATCACGGTCTGGAAGCCGCGGATGTCGTCCACCGAGATCGTGAGCGCCGGGGCGCCCAGCGTCACGCGCACACGCGTGTTGCCGCCCATGTAGGCGTTGAACAGCGCATTGCGCGCCAGGCGGTCGAGCGACTGCGCGGCCTGGATGCCGTTCGTCTTCGCGTTCTGCAAGAACTGCTCGACGATGCCGACGCGGTTGGTGACCGTGTTCAGGTCGATGGAGTCGCCGTACATCGCGATCGACAGTGCGTACTGCTCCACCGTCCAGGTCGACGGCGAGAGGCCGTTGTCCAGGTTGGTGTTGGACGCGGGCGTGATCGGCGTGGTGACCGGCGCCTTCAGGCCCGGGCGGGTCTTGGTGATCGTTTCACCGATCTTGTTCGGGAACATCTCGCGGCGCGCGATCTGGCGGAAGCCGATCAGCGACTCGATCTGGTCCTGGAACTCGCGTTGCAGGAAGCCCTGCTGGATGATCGGCTGAAGCGCCGCGGGGAAATTTTGAATGGCCATGAGAGGCTCCTAGGGGTGGTTTGGCGAGAACCCCTGGGCGTCTGGCCCCGATGGGATGGCGCTTGCGCGCCGCAGTGGATGACCCCGGCCGGCATCGGCCAGGCGGGGCTTTGAATCAACGCTTCTTGATCGCCGCCGCGCGAGCGGCTGCGTATTCAGCGGGCGACAGGTCGGTGACCTTCTTGTCACCGGGAGGGTTCGGGTTCGGCGGCTGCTTGTTGCTGCTCGAGCTGGCGGCGCCGAACAGATACGGTTTCGCCTTCTTCATCTCGTCCATCAGCGCGTCGGCGCCCTGCACTTCGCCCTTGTCGTCGAGCGTGACCTTCGAGAGGTCGGCCAGCTTCAGGCCGTCGAGGTCGACCATGCCGGCCTTGAGCGCAGCGGCCTTGAGCTCGGCGCGGATGATGCGCTGGTCGGCGGCCTTCGAGGCCTCCGCGATCTTGGCCTGGGCGGCGGTCTCGTCTGCCGTGGCCTTCTCTTCGAGCGCCTTCTTCTGGGCCTCGGTCTCGCTGAGCTTCAGGCGGTAGCCCTTGGACTCCTCGCGCAGCTCGCGGACG